TGACTCGAACCCCCGCCACTCTCAGTTGACTTGGATACTCCACCGCCTGCACTGCTAGTCCCTACAGAAGCACCACCTCCGCCTGTACTCTGGACAGTCCCACCTCCAGCACCAGTGCTGGCTACAATAGCGCCTCCTCCACCAGTACTCTGTACTGTAGCACCTCCACCTTTTGTTGCCTTACCATATGACCTGAATTCTTCTGTTTCATATGTCAGTATTAGAGAATTTATATTCACTAAATCCTCAGGTAAAAAGAACTTAATTACAGCTGGGTTCTCAGGATCACAATTATCGTTATAATCGTGCGAATCAATATTAGTAGCACCTTGTGAATAGAGTTCATTAATCTGCTGCCGTTTTTCAATATCAGCTTGGGTTGTCCCCAAATCAGCAACCTTATTTTCTAGCTTTAATTTCACATCAAGTGGATTACCAGTAACATCACCTTTTGGACGGTCCATCACTCTTAGATCAATCCATATATCTAAATCTTCATCGAAAAGTCGAACTAACTTACCTGTCTCAAATTTTTCTATCTTGTATGGATCTATCAATTCATAATCTATAACATCAATTTCATAACTTACCTTCGGTGTACACCTTTTTATTAATAACGACCTAGCAGAATCATAAAGTGATTGTGCATCTTGGAATCGTTTATCAACCCAAATATAATCGAATCCGTCATACAAATCTCGAATAAATCCTGGAGCATCTATATAAGGCACTCCATTATTCACATCTTTTATTGTTAATTGATTAACCCCTTCCCCATAACCATACGGATAAATCCTTGTCATTACATTAGTTGGATCAGTATATCGTTTAATACCCTTCATATTCTTCCTGTACCGAAGTTCCGCAGTCACTTCATCGGTTATTTTCACTAGATTCAATGTCCAAGGATAAGAAGAATCATCCCATGTCCATTGATACCTTTCATCAAATGGTTTAGGAATACTTAATAAAGGTCCAAGTAATGTATTTTCATTTTCCCATGCATAATGAAAATATCGAATGAATTCGCATTTCCCCATTTTCCAATGTTTAATACGTTGCTTACTTAATAAATATTCGATAACATCTTTTGTCGTATAGTTAGATAATTGATGATAACCAAAAAGCACGCCATCTAACAATGTAGATAAGACGTGCTCACATTCATACGTTATAATTTTTTCATCCGCATCTCGGTTCTCCACGCTATCCATGACACGGAACATCCCTATACGCTTTCCGTTATCAAATATCTCCACGTAATCAAACGTTTCTATTTCTTCTCTCTTTAGATCAGTAAATGGCAATGAAAAACCCGCCGTCCACACTTCATTTAGAGGTGGGTTGTATTTTATTTTATATGCATTTTCAAGGTAAGCCTTTAGTTGCATTTTTTTATCATATAGCTTTAAGTGTTTCAAAAAACCACCTCTTTTCTTCAAAATAAAAAAGCCTGCTTCTGCACGCTTTGCTATCGTTTAATATGAAATTTCATCATGTTCTATACTGTTGCCACAATCGCAATCAATACTCATTTCGCTAGTACTTTCGCCACCAAATGAACGAGAACTAAGATATATAGCAATTGTCCCTTTTTTAAATTCGTCATTTTTAAATTCCTGTTCTTCTCCACACTTAGGACATTTAATGATAAAACTCATCTTTAATTTTTCTACAAAATTATTTTTTTCCTTTTGATTGTTTAATGGCTCAATCCCACTACTGCACTTGTCACATTTCCAGTAACCTGTTTGTGCCAAGGTGAGGGTGCTGACTTCTTTAATGCATTTACTTCCGCATTTTGGACATGCGTACTCTTTACTGGCATACCAAGACATTCTTTTACACCATCCTTCCTATTCCAAAGTATTTTCACGAACAGTGTTATATACACGTCCTGCAATTATATTCATTCCTGCCTCATTCGGATGTACACCGTCAAATGTATACATTCCTTGGTTAGAATGGTTTACACCGATGTTTGTTACATCAATTACTGTGGCATAATATTGTTCAGCTACCATTCTAATTGCATCATTATATCTTTTATGATCTTTGTAGGTTTTTTGCTTTGCAAATGGGATTGTTAAACAATAAATGCGTGCGTTTGGATAAGTTGTTGTTACTCCATCTAAAACCCTGGCGTAACAGTTAGCAAAAGTTAAATCATCATTAGGATCTATCGTTCCACTATAGTCTCCAATAGCAACATTATTTAACAAATCGTTCATTCCAAGTTCAATAAAAACAACATCAGGGTTAATGCCGTCTTTAGCCAAACCAGGTATAGCATTCATTGCCCAACTCGCGTTATCATCTGGTCTTGTTTTTGTTACACGACGACCACCCCAACTTTCATTAACAAGTAAGTTAAATAGATTGTGAGTAAGACCGTACCACCACATGCGGTAAGGCGGGCGTCTAGCTTCGGTATAATTACCATTTGGAACATTACCTACTGGAATATAACCTTCATAGGTGCTTATACTTGTACCTATGATAGAAGCTGTATTCGCTTTACGAGTTTGATATCTCCCATTCACGATGAACACTTTTGCTGAAAAGTGAAGATATCCTAAATAGAATACGTTCGGCTCATTTCTCATATTTAGGTAATACGGTTGTTCACTTAAGAAAAATTTGTCAAGATAACTGTTATACCAAAGGAACATCCAGTTTGGAATTGTTTCGCCGTTTTTAATAAAAGGTAATAGAATTTCTTTTGTTACATCTAAATATTTAATGTTCTTATCGCTTTTTATGATGTACAGGTTACGTGGAATTATTACAATATTCCTACTAAAATCAACCGTTGGTAATGATAGACCACCATAATGACCAGTTGGATGTATTTCTGCCATGTTTGTATTGATCGAGTTATCAGTATTAATTGTTGAATAAGTGTTACCAAAATGTACATATCCGAGATAACAATCATCATCACTTTGCTGGTACGTATAAGCATCAGCTAAACTCATTATGAAGTACTCTTGAGAAACACGGTTCCACCATACAGTTGTAGTCGTTTCAGTTGAAATTAATACTTTCTTTCCAACTGGAAGGTTTGCACTCCAATTTTTAGCCTGTACTAACACGCCATACTGCTGTTTGACATCGAATGTTATTGTTTTAGATTTCCAATCATAATCAATATTTACTTTTTCAGTTGATGAGAATAGAATAGCTTGAGTCACACCAGGTAGAATCGTAGTCATATTACCATCAACTAAAATCGTTGAATATTTAGATGCGAAGTTAACGTAACCTAAACAGCAGTCATTAACATCCTGTTTGTAAGTATATATTTCTGCTAACGACAATGTAAAATATTCCTTTGAAACACGATTGTATAAAACAGCCACGCTATTTTGTGTTGTTGTTATGGTTTTAATCCCTTGTGGTAAATTCGTTGCGAATTTATCGCTTATAACTAAAACACTTACATCAGTTCTGACATTGAAAGTTATTGTTTTATTTGCCCAGTCATAAGAAGTATTTACTTTCTCACCATTCGAATATAGATGAGCAAAGTTCATTCCAGATTTCTTTAATGCTTCGTTTGCGTTTTTTAGACCTTGATTAATCTTATCTACCCCTTGTGGTAGCTCATCAGTTAATAAAACTAATTGTGCATCCGCCAAAGTTATCACCTCCTATTTATATTTTCCTCTGAAGTTAAACGTTACTTTTACATTCAAGTTACTTCCGCCAATCTGTACATCATTATTTCCAGGTGACAACTCTAATTCTTCAAGATCACCTATCATTTTAAATAAATAGTTTTGATTATTCTTTTTGACTGTATATGTTGCTGCATCGATAAATAATGTTTCGTTATTTAAATCCCCGAAAGAAAAACTCTTACCATTCAAAGTAAGAGTCAATCCACTAGCAGTCCCCATAACTTCAATAATCGGTCGAACAACTAGATTCCCCATATTATTTAATTCTAATGTTTGTGGACTGTTCACATTGAACTGAGAAGGCTTATACCCAAATGTTATTTTGGTTGCAAAAGGAATACGAGTTCCCCAAGTAATATTCTCAACGCTTTTTAATAGGGTATAAGCATATGGATCATAAGCAACTAATTGCAATACAAACTTTCCATCTTCAGCTAATCTATCCGGAAGGATTTGTTGTGCCAATTCGACATAATAAAATTTAGTCGGATCATAATCTCGGACCATTTTAAGTCTTCTTGGTTTACCATATTTATCAAAGAAAAAAGAAGAGAATACTTCAAATTTCTCCTGCATCTCATAGTGAAATCTTTCCATAATCATTAGAGGATACGAAAAATGTCTTTCTTTTATTTCAGTTCCAAAAGGAATCACACCTGGTCTTCCTGGTATCTTATACGTTTTACGGTCAAACACAGGTGTTAATGGGTCATCATAACCTGGTTCACATATAAAACCGAAGTCTTCCAACCTATATTTATCATCTAATGTAATCATATAATCACCCCTTGACTACGAGCGCTAATTCTATTGTTTTGATTTAACTGTTTACTCATACCAGGAGCAAGTCTTGTATTTAATTCTTCAGAGTCTACATAAACATGAACTACAATATCACCATTTGTTTGTGGCATGGTATCAGCGATACCTTTACCGATTGCACCAAGTGTTTTCTCATTTAAAGGTAAAACGCCCTCAGGTCCAGCTTCTCCTGCACCTTGGAAATTCCCACCATTCATCCCAAAAATAGTCGGACGAGTAAAGATACCACCTTTAGCACGCCACTCTACACCAATACCTGATGGGTATTCAATTTCTTTACCCAAAACATTTTTCGTACTAGTCTGCAGACTAAAGTGTGGCATTTTAGGCATTTCAGGTTTAGGGATTTTTAACTTCAAATCATTAAAGAATCCCTTAATCTTCCCAATGAATTTTTCTACACTGTCAACTGCATCTTTAATTGGGTCAATAATAAATCGTTTTGCAGCTTCAAATTTTTCTTGTGCTGCATTCTTTACAGAATCAAATTTTTCTTTAGCTGAATTATATAAGTCGGTAAATTTTTGCTTAGCTGAATTGTAAGCCTCTGTTACTGGATCGATAACGTATTTTTTTACTGCATTCCAAGCCGTAAGTGTATAGGATTTTATAGTTTCCCAATTTGCTAATATCCAAGTTTTCAATTCACCAAGCTTTTCTTTTGTCGCATTCCACAATTCCTGAACTGGTTGAATGACATACTGTTTTACCAAATTCCATGCTGCAGAAGTAAATGATTTAATCTCTTCCCATTTACTAGATAACCAAGATGTTAACTCTCCAATTTTTTCTTTAACTGTATTCCAAACATCTTGAATTGGCTGAACAATATATTGTTTTAACAAGTCCCATGCAATTTGCGCTGCGGCTTTTATAAGTTCCCAATTATCGCTTAACCAAGTTGCTAACTCACCAATCTTATTACTTACTTCTTCATAAGCTTTTTGAATTGGTTCGATAATATATTGACTAATAGCAGCCCAAGCAATTTGGACACCTGCTTGTATTAGCAACCAACCCGCTTCTAGAACAGTTGAAATAAGAGAAATAATCGGGTCTAAAACTGTAAGTATTGTATTCCAAGTTTCTTCCCAAGCCTGAGTTAATTCTCCCCACAACTCAGATGCTGTTTCAACAATACTTGTCCATAGATTACTAAAGAACTCACCAACGGGAGATAATATACTATCTGCTAATTCTAAAAATGAAGACCACAATTCTGAAAAATAATCAGTAATGCCTGTCCAAATTTCAGATGCTGTATCTGATATATCTGTCCACAAATCAGCGAAAAATTGACCGATAGGTTCGAAGAACTCATGTGCCATATTTAAAAAATCTGACCATGCTCCAGAAAAGTAATCAACTGTGGAAGACCATGCATTTTCACATGTTTGAACTATACTATCCCACAATTCACCAAACCACTCTTTAAATTGGGACCACTTTTCAGAAAGCCAATCGGTTATTTCACCCCAATGTCTTATTAACATGATGATACCAGTTATCACCAAGGAGACTGCTGCAATCGTAGCTATCACAGGTAAAAAGGCAAGGTTCAACGCCCCAAATGAAACAGCGAGAGCTGCCACAATTGGGGTTAGAATAATAAAAGCGGCACTTAATGTTCCCATCACAATTAAAAGTGTTTGATCTGCCTCAGACAATTTACTGAACCATTCCATTACAGATTTAACTCCCTCAACTATTGGAGGTAAAATATCTTTAGCTAATTCAGCAAATTTCTTTCCAAGCGGCTCTAATGCAGCCTGTGTTTCTCTTAATGCCTTTTGAAACTGTTGTCCAAGTGATTCTTCTTGGAGTTTTTTCATTTCATCCATTGCACCAGCGGTATCACCTAAGGCTCCTTGAATGTCACCTAAACTTAAAATGGCTTCCTTCCCTTGTCCTTCCCACAAAGTACGCATCAATGTTTGTCCAATTGTATTACGTTTAACTTGATCGTCCATTCCTTGCAAATCTGTTATTACTGATTTAAAAACATCCGAGGCTGATGCTTTTCCGTCTTTGAAATCTTTAAATAACCCTTGAGATTTTTCACTAAGTTCACCAAAGGCTTCACCTACATCTTTACCGCCGTACAATAATTGGTTATTAAATTCAAGCATCCCGTCATTTAATCGGTCTAAATTGTAGGATCCATTTTCAGTCCCAGCAATGAGCATGCCGAACATATCTTGAGCGCTGAATTTCATTTCAGACCAGATAGGCGAATATTCGGACAAATTATCAAATAATTCGTCTGAGTAATTTAAACCCTTTTGCATGCCATAAGCTAACAGGTCAAATGTTTCCTTTTGAGATAAATTAAATTGAGTCATCAATTGACCTGCACCACGAGTTGCTTCACTTAAATCTACATCATATACTTTCGCAAGCGTCATAACGTTCTCAGTTGTTGCTTGTAACTCATCGTATGGAACATCTCTCATGTTCTGAAAGACTTTGATAAGTGCATTGTCTACCTCTTCAAGATTTTCACCAAAACCCTTTTTCCAAGTATCAACAGCAATCTTTTGAAGATTTTCGGCACCTTTCCCAGTCAATCCTAATGAAGCTTGAATTTTCCTCTGTGATCCATCAAACTCTATTGCTGTATTTACAATTGACTGTCCCATTTCAATCAACTTTTCAGATATTCCTTGTAGAACTTCAGCGGCTTCCATTAAATTGTTCATATCAAGTTTCTTATTTATTTCCGCCATACCATCTGCAGCTTGTGAACTACTTCGTCCAACACTCTGTAATGAGTTTTCAAATTGCTTCAATGTAGTTTTAGCTTGATTTAATTTCGTTTCAAGTTGCTTTACTTCTGTGGAATTCTCACCATACACACGCTTTGCTGCGCTTAATTGTTGCTCTAAGTTGTGGACGACTCTATCAGTCATTTCCATTTGCTGACGTAATTGTTTCTGCGCTAATTCCAACTTATCAGCTTCACTAGCATTTGCTCCAAGCTCGGCATTTTGAAGCTTGAATGAGCTTGTTAAACGCTTTTGTTCTGCTTCAAGTTGTTTAGTATTAACTTCCAGCTTGTCTAAGTCTCCACGTGCTTCTCGTGCTTCGATTGCTTGCTCTGAAAGACCTTCATTCACTCTTTTCATTGCATTATTAAGAGATGTTTCTGCACGTTCAGCATCTAGCAATTTACCGTACATTTTATTGAGTTGTTCAGCGGTTGTATTAGTATCCTTAGACATTGCTTCATATTCAGCACGTAACATTGATGTACGTTTCTTAGCTGCTTCCATTTGAATTTCTAATTTTTTCTTTTCAGCTGCTAATTTATCAGTCATTGTGGCATCTTGACCCATTGCTGCAATATGATTCTTGTATTCTTTTGCTGCGTTATTCATAACCATGTTAATTTGCTTCAATGTCTGAGCATACTGAACTTGACCATCCATTTTAAAATTAAGAACAACGTTTCTTTCTTTATTCCCTGGCATATTTTCACCTCATTTCTTAATAGAATGGAGTCTGATCTAAATAAACTCTTTGTGGTTTTACTGCTTTCTCTTCAAGTGCATCAGGATTGTTGTATCTAAGATGCATAATGTATTGCTTTAAAAAGTGATTAGGAGTGATTTTCCAAAAATCATTCATACTTAAACCCAGCAACGTATTACCGACATAAAAATAAAAATCCCAGTCCAATTCGGACTGAGATTCTTCATTTTCATTCAGTATGTTCTTTACTTTTTTTCTTTTTTCAACTTCTCCATATCTTCAATTTGGAAGTTTTGACCGTTAAAGATTTCGAATACTACTTGGAAAATACCAGGTACATCATAAAGTGGAATAGCATTTTTAATTTCATTTGGTGTACACTCTGTTCCACCACTTCGCACCATTGCATAAATTAACGAGCGCATCAGTTTTGCTTCTTGTTCTCCTAAACTGAATTCTCCTTTTGCCAACATATCATTCATTTCTTTTTCGAACTCATGATACGACTTCCCATAAGATTCTTCCACATAAGGGAATGATTCGAATGTAAAAATAACAGGGATTTCTACACCCTGTATTTTGATTTTATTTAAATTTATATCAACGTTAACTAAATCACTTAAACGTGCCATATTATCACTCCTTATTGTCCTGTAGTTCCACCTAATTCTGCTAATTGTGACTTATCACAGATAACTTGTTTCATGAAATCCTCAACAGTAATACCTGTTGCTGAAGAACGTGCTTCCGAAAAGTCTACTTCTGTTACATCATTAAATAACAAAGGCGTTGCTTCCATAACTAACGCTTGATCTTGAATTTCTGCTTCTTCCGTTGTGGTAGTAAATTTCTCTTCACCTGGTGTAACTTGTACACGAGGATACCAACGGCCGATACGTGAGCCGTCACTTAAAGGAGCTACAAAGCCAACTGCAAACATTGGAAACTCTTTTAATGTCGCCTTGTTGAATACAACACCTTTTTCAGCAAGATAACCGTAGATTGCATCTTTAACGATTTGCGGTAAAGCTACATGACTTAAAGACAATGTATTCTTTGAGTTTTTACTCGCATTAACGAATAATTTATTAGATGCCCACTTTTGAGTTACTGTACTATTACCTGCAATACCAATCTCAACGATATTATCCATTTGATAGATTTCTTTATCATAAGTAGGAATCTGAGCTTTCGTATCTTTACCGCCTTCCATCATTGCAATGTACAATGACTCAATACCTACTGGATACAATAGTTCTTTTTCTTTTGTTGCTACCATTTCTATCATCCTCCCATTTTGCTTACTATTTTTTGAGCTAAAATTTCTGCTATCTTGTCGCCTTCTGCATCAAAGGTATTCTGTACAAAGTGTTTTCCTTTCACACGACCTTTGCCATTTACTTTTTTATGACCATTTTCATATAGGTACCAATACCAAGCTTCATCTTCAAATTCCACAGATACAAGATCATTTTTTACAACGACTTTCAAGCTTTCTCTTAAATGTGTTTTCTTGTTCCTATTGGACAATTTTATTTTTGGTTTTAATTTGCTAATAAAGTATTCTGCTGCTTCTTCTAAAAACTGTTTTTCTACTTGTTTATTAACCCTAAGCAATGTATTTATATCTTCCAGAGCATCAGCGAAACCATTATTATTACTAGCCATTACTGAATGCACCTCACATACGTTATAAACTGCGTTATGGTATCATCATTCTCGTCATAACCCATTCCATCAAATTGAGAATAAGAAACACCTGCATCGTTAAAAACAGTCTTTAATGGCTCATAATCTTTTTCTGTACCATCTGTGATAACTGCAATCTGATACAGTGGCATTGACTTCATAACTTTTGATGATGCACGTTTATGTTGTTCATTCACAAACTCATACACAATGTAAGGGTACTTTGCCGTTGTAGGAGCACTATCACGAAATACTGGGATACCAGATTGTTTCATAAGGGTTCGTAACTGTTCAAAGTTAATTTGCATAGGACAATGACACCTCCATCAATCGGTCGTCTTCTTTCACATAAATTCGCTCAATATCGTAAATACGGCCACCAACTTTTACACGGTAATCCTTTTGATTATTTTCAATCTCTCGATCAATACGAACTTCAATTTTCTTTACAATTTCATTCATATCTTTTGTTGTGAATTTGTCAGTGGCCGTAACCCCAATGTTGTTATATCGAATTTTCCGTTCTAATGGATATCCCATAACAGGACGGTCTGTTTCTGGGTCAATTGTTTCACCTAATTTGAGTAAATCTCCCATCCATTTGAGTTTATTCGTCTGTCTCTTCGGCATCATAAACCTCCTGGATAAAGAAAGGTGTCATTGCATCAAGTGCCTGACCTAATTCTTTTTCAGCTACACGATATTCATAAAAAATACCTGCACACATAATGACCAGGTATTCTACTTCTCTTCCACACGCTTTCTTTACATATCGTTGACCTTGTTCAATATAAAAAGAGAGCATGGTTTCATCCATACCCTCTTCCCAATGAATATGAGATTTTAATTTCTCAATTAATTCATCCATATTAAGCTCCAGTTGTTTCTTTTAAAACATACTTGTAAATTGGATTTTCAAATGGTGAATGAATCAGTTGTGCATCTAGTAAGTTCCAAATACGGAAACCAACACGGTTTGTACGTGAGAATAACTCAATTAGCTTTTGCACTTCTAATGATCCAATAACATCTTGAATATAGAATTTAGAGAAATCACCAAAGTAAAAGACTGGCGTATCTGGTTCGCCTGGAATGTCAATGGCATCTTCTACCTCAACAGGGAATCCTAATAACGTATAACCAATTCCACCTTCCGCTTGATTGAATGGACGAAGTAATGGGAAACCGTCATCTGTTTTCATAGTTTCAATTTTTGTTAGTGCTGCTGTATTTAATACCCATCGTGCTTTTTTACGTACTTCTTTAACAGGTGTATTTTTCATTATTACTAATGCATTATATAGATCCTTTTCTTCTGTTTTAAACTCAACAGCTTTCTTTGCTAATGCACCATCATTGATGTTATTAGCTTCATCGCCATTAACCATGTATTGAGTTTCTTTACGGACATAAGCCTTTTTCAGCTCGTCCATAACGATTTGTTCAATCGGTAAACCTGTACGTGCTAATAACTTTTTCGTTACAGTAGCAAGTGCATCAAACTCGCTTGGTGATAATTCGATTTCATCGAATTCAATATCTGTTTCGGGAATTTCGTTATTTGTTCGCTCAGTTTTATGACCTTGAGCTTCTGCCTTTTTAACTAATACAGGATACTTAATATTTTCTTTTGTTTTTACTCCTGTCCCTAATCGGCGTAAGAAGTTTTCTTCCTGAGCATACGTAATAATTTCTTTACTTAAGAAATCTGGAATCGTAACAGAACCATTACCTGTAACTAAACCTAATGCACGTGCTTCTGTTTCATCAATATTACCTACAATGTAGTTAGCAAAAGCTGAACGAGTTTCCTTTTCTTTGTTTTTAGTAGATTTATGACCTTTAGTAGAAAGGGCGGTTGCGATAGATGCTGAAATAGCTGAACGTTGTTCTTCTGAAAGTTCCGTTTTAGTATCCGGATTTTCTTTTGCT